AGTAAATCTTTTTTTATTATTTTCGACGGAATTTACCAGATCGACGATAACATCACACTCCATGTATTTTTCCGCTTTTCTGGCATCGTCAAAAGAAATTATTTTATCTACACACGGGAAAAGAGAAACAAGAGAAAAATGTTCTTCCCGGCAAGCTATTACTGTAATACATGTGGGTTCTATATTTTTTAGAAGTTCACATACAGATAAAGCCCCTATCATATCCCCGATACCGCCACACCGTCTTACGAGGATAGATAAGTTCTTAAAAGATTCAGGTATTTCATGCAACGGAGATTTTTGGTATAATCTGGATTTTACGGATATTCCGTCTAAAAATTCCCGACTCTCCGACACAAGGAATCTCCCACAAGAAGAAATTCTGGGTTCGTCGCCAGTATTAACTTCTTGAGGGATACCTTTCACATAAGATACACCATTTAAGGTGTAGCTGTCTTCACCAAGATATAAAGCCCACATGATTATTTATTAGGCTTTTGTTCTGAGTTTTCTGGCTGTTTTCTTAGGAGTTTTTACAAATTGCTCGACACCATCGTCAAGGCAAGATGCTCCGGGCTTAACAAAAACTGGCTTATCATTTTCATCAAGATCTACTCGAATCTCTTCTGCTTCTGATTCAGGTAACTGTGCGACTTCTTCAGACGCTGCTCTTTTGATCGGTTTACCATTGCCGTCCAGTGTGCCAGCAAGCCTACCATTAATATTCTTATCAGCTTCTGCGATATTTTTAGGTGTTTTTTGGCCGGGGTCTGGAACGAAATGAAAATATCCTAAACCGAGCAAATAAGTTTCAATATTCTGAGGTAAATTGTGTACTTCTACACCTCTGGTAAATTTTCTCTCGCCTGTGATGTCTTTAAGTTTGTAAGTATCCCATTTATGTAATCTAACGCCCATATAAGGCTCCTTAATACTAGTTCAATTATGTTGTGGTTCTCAATCTATAGGAAAAAGGGGTGAGTTGCCCCACCCCTTAATTTGCATTCTAGTATGCTGTAGAAGCGTCAGCGGATACGGACCTAATCTTAACCAGAGCATTGATATCCTCAATCTGGAAGTCAGTTCTGCTATAAGCAGTAACTTCCGTCAAATCGGATCTTGGCTGGAAAAGGAAGTGCATTGCGAGCCTTCTGCGAATAAACCATATCAGGTTATTCGGATCAGATAACAGGATGAAAGTTCCATCCGTTGCGGCTGTACCGATGGTAAGGTCTTTAGGGAACATAGGTTCCTCATTGATACCAATACCAAAAGGTGCAAGTCTAGGAGCCTGAGAATACACGGAGTCGCCTCCAGTAGTAGCTCTGCTTCCAAGCTCGTACATCATGTCAGTTAAAGGATTTGTAGGAATAAACCACTTTAAGCGGCCTTCAAGTCTTCCTCTGTACTTTTCAGGAAGTTTATTCAAACCATCCCTTAAAAGTTTTAAAGAGATACCCTTACCGTTCGCATCAATATAGTTCGGTGCGAGAGTAGTCAGGATATGCAGACCATCGTTCACTTTTCTGAGCATGGAATAATCATCGGTACCTTCCAAGCTAGAGTCACCATTGATAGCTAAGTCCGTATGGTCGATAGCGACCTGCGTAGAAAAAGCAGTCATGATAGTGTTTCTGATCTGAGCACCTTCGATATTGTCTTCCTCAGTTTCCGTGGAAATATCGTAAGCAGAAGCAAGCTTCAAGCAGTCATACAGAACCTTGGAAAAGGTAGGCTGTTTGGTTGCTGTAAAAGCAGTCGCTTCAGTAGCACCTCTGGAAATAGGGGCACCGTAGCCAAGTTTGTCAATTTCACCGGACTTATTTGTTACGGTTACTGTTCTAATGGTGTCAAGGAATCTGGAATATTCCCATACCATGTTAATAAAGGCATTGAACTGTTCTCTACTTAAAATACCCCCGCTCGCGAGCGTACTAGTAGTGATCGCTGATTTTCTGATAGGATCAGTTAAGACAGCTTTTCTAATTGGTGCAATAGGCATATATAAACTCCTTAGATGTCGATTCGGTTAATTTCTGCGCCCTGAAGTTCAGCGGGAAACATATTTTCCCAAAGATCAACTTCATTGCGTGGATTGTGATTTTTTCTTTCTACCCCATCACGTTTAGGGTGTGCCTGTTTGGACACGTACTGAGCATCTTCCAGATCCTTGGTTTTCTTTTTCAAGGCTGTAAGATTCTCTGTGTACTGTGTGAAACGGCTATCTAAATCAGCTTTAAGTGATTCGATTTTAGTATTCCCACCGGATACAGCTTCAAGTAATTTTGCCATCTGAGATTTAAGATCGGCAATATCCTCAGCTTTTACGGCTGGAACTTCAGAGACAGGGGCTACCGCAGGGGCCGGAACCTCTTCAATTTTCTTCGCTTCTGGTTCTGCTTTGGCTTCTGGTTTGGGTTCTTCTTTGGGTTCGTTACTTTTGACTTCGGCAGGTACCTCAGCGGCAGGAGTTACTGGGGCAGCAGGTGTTTCAGCAGCCTTTTCCTCTTCCTCACTGGCAGATTCCCCAGTCGTTTCATCAAAAATTTTAAGTGATAAAAAACCACTCTCATCTTTAGTGGTTTCTAACATGTATTTGTGCCCGTCTGTAGCCATATCTTTGATGGCTTCCACATGGGTTTCAAATTTATCTTCTGCGATAGCTTCCAATAATTCTGCGTAGAGTTCTTCACTCTTGATAGAAATATTTTCACCTACAATCAGAGTTTTAATTCTCTCTAACCGGTTTCCCATATTTACACTCCTTTAGTCTTCAATACGGCTTTTTTTAAATAATTAACGTGGTTATCATCGACCTTCCCAAGTGCGGTGCTATCACGTTCTAACTCAACTTGTTTCTTTGGTAATTCTTTACCAAATTTTTTATAGTATTTTGCAAGATTGGCATATGCTTTCACATAATCCTGAATCTGCAAACCATGATTATTTCCAAGTAATTCTCCCATAGCTTTTTCAACTGCGGAAAAATTAACCAATAAGACTCCATCAATATACGAGGCAATCGGAAACTTTAGAGCTTCCTGATTAACTAAAGTTGTCCATCTACCGGTAAGCTCGTCTTCTTTATCAATCCAAAGAGGAAGTTCCTCATTGTAATACAAAAACATATCTAAAAGTTTGCCGGAATTAGATGCTTTCTCAACATCTTCTTTAGAGATGCTGAAGGCTACATCTTCAGGGGCAATCGGTAAATCCGCATAGTCCCAGATCCATTTACTCACTGAAACTGATTTGGCGACTAAATGCTCTACAGAAAATTTGTGGAAATGTTCTTCCGAGGTATTTGAGATCCCGGACACGGGCTTTCCCATGTACGCGTTAATCGGGTGTACGTGGTCTTTCCCCTTTTTTACTCTGGTAGTCCTACCAACACACATTTTACCAACTACCCTGATTTCAGCCTCGTGGTAGTGCCCATCGTCTGCAGGATCAGTCACAATATATTCTAAATCATTGGCGTCTTCTTTGTCCACTGTTTCAGTTTTAGCTAAAATTCCTTCAAAAGATTTCGCCATTGTAAAATATGATCTCTCGTCAGCCGGGATAGTAACCACAGAAATTTCCATTAAATCAATGGAAGATAACTGGCGAGTATAAACTTTCTTGTCCTCATTCCATATTTCTACGGCTTCGGCTCTACCCTGCCAAGAAAAAGCATTTAGTGTGCCTTTTTTAATCATGTCCCACACTTCGGCAACATCAATTCTTATTCTTGCCCAAAGCCCGGAATCACCTTCTTTTAAAGAAAGCGCGGTCATGCGTTCTTTGGTTATCAACCCAATAAGATTACCGGTATCAGTCGCAATAATAGCTAAGTCATTAGCCTCGTCAGAAACTTTCTGTATTCTTATCGAGTATAATTCTAAAGTTTTGCCGATAGGAATTTCATTCCCATTAGCATCTTTCCACATCCCATGATTATACCAAACTTGAGGATTTTGCATATACTGTGCAATTTTAAACGCAGACGGAGGAACAACATCATAATCTCTATCAGAAAATTCTGTAGAGACAATGCCCTCAATAATCTGCTGCTTGTCTGCTTCGGCAGATTTCTTGTATAAAAAATTTCCGGCAATTATAACTGAAGTTTTCATAAAAATCCTTTTTGTTCGCTAATTTAAAAGGTTATTTGCCAAAAGATAAAACAATACAACTACACTGTAACGAATGTGCTGCCGTTATAAACTTGCATGTTTGGATTATAATTATCCTGTAGTAGGGCGAGAGTGCATCTACAGTTCCAAGGACTCTCACAATTACTAGGTGAAATCTCCAAAGGGCCGCCAGCAAAAGACTCGTATATTTTCCTCTTGCCACCATATTCATTCCTTCGGTGCTGGTTTCTTACCTTGTTGTCGCCTACAGAAATCCATATTTTTGACAGACCAGAATATCTTCCGAGGGTATCTATGTTTGCTTGATCCGCGCCGTAGGTTATATCCATAGTTGCTATTTTTTCAGCACTGGCAGCAATATCTCTATAAATCTGTAATTTTAAATCCTCGACCACTTCTGCCAAAGTTTTTTTCTGGAAATAAAGATCTTCCACTAAAACTGCGTATATTGTTGAAACAGCCAGAGGCGTGAATAAAGAAATATCATTGGAAAAATCTCTTATTTTGTCCAGCGTTGGTTTGTCCTGCAGGTCAAAAGTAAAATCGACATCTCTATCCAAAGCCTCGTAAAGTTCAGCATCTAGGCTGTAAAAATCTAAAGTGTTCGGGTATTCTTTTTTTATTGATTTTTTTTCTAAAAGACTATTTTGGATCAGTAAAGAAACCGTGGCTATATACGCAGAAACATTGTAAGTACTCAAAATTTTATTATACCGGGTATTTACTATATCTTTTTGCAGTGTTTGGTTTATCGGGTACAGCATTTGATTGAAAATAGGAGTGAGCATTTTCCTGACAGAATTAAAAGCGGAAACTTTTAAATCCGCGGTATAAATTTTATTTCCATTTCTATCCTGAAAACTTGCGGCATCCTGCTGGACAATATTTAATATTTTCTCTTCTCTGATTATTTTCAGGAAAATATCAGCATATTTTTTTAAATATTTTTCTATACTACCAGAATATTTTTCCTGATCTCTATAAATTATAGAGACGTTTTTCAGGGCCAGAGTTTTTGCGAGTTTAGCTAATCTACTCTGCAGACTCATCTTCTTCCTTGTATTTGTCCGGTTCTTCTTTAGGATCTTCTTCCTCTTCGTCCGGTTTAAATGAATCTCTTAAGGATGCCCTTACCTCATTCTCTAAATCCTGAACTTCTCCTGATTTTTTATTAATCATCTCGTCAATAAACATTATCTGATTTCCGACCAGTAAGAAGGCTCTGTCCCCCCCTGTAATCGCCTCATACCCCATCTCATACCTAACTTCATTGATTGACAGTACGCCATAGCGCAGAGCGACCTCATGTTTAAGCCTGAGTAAGTTTTCATCTTTAATATCCATAGCCTTAAATTTTATTTTAACGGCTACTAATCCAAGACCTTCTCTACCAAACAATCTATTCCAAAATAAATTAGCGAAAAGATTTTGTCTTGGTGTAAGAATACGGTCTTTATAGTTCTCGGCCTGAGAATTTCCAGACCCGGAACCTAAATTTGCGGCATCAATTACCCCAATTTGCGCTGGCGTCATACCGTGAGCAACAATTATTTCATCCCTGTTTTTATCTCTGGTTCCCTGAAAAGAAGCTTCTTGTTCTCCGACTTCCAGAGGTTTTACAGTAACTTTTACTCCTTCAGGTACAGGGAAAATAAGTGTAGAGTGCGCTGACCCACGAATATTTTCTCTAAAAAACTTAGTAACCACAGTGGCTACGTTGTCATCTATGTCGGTGGTTCCTTCAAGAATAATCAAGTAGCGCGGTATCGCGTTATTCTCAAAATATTGATTCATGTAATCTTCAATGGAGATATTTCCATTTAAAGAAGCTAAAGCAGGAATAATTGAAGGAAGCCCATAGTAAGTTGTGGAAGGATGATCCTGCACGATCATTAAAACTTCGTTTGCACTGGACATAAAAGTAAGAGACTCTTTAGCATCTTTCCCGTCAATACCAGCGGATTCTTCATAGTATTCCTCGGAAGCATCACTAGGGACAAGCACTATATCTTTAACCGTTCTACTCCGTACCCGTTTAACTTCTTTGAAGAAATCTTCATTGGTCAAAGATTCCTCGTTGTCGTAAGAAAATTTAAATTTTTCCCCAAAATTAACAAACCGAACTTTCTGGTTTCCAACTTCCTGAATATAATAACTTTTTTTGTATTCTTTATTATAGCAGACTTTTATAGTCTGAGCTTTGATATGCTTAATATCCAAAATCTCACCGGAAGTATTTCTAATAACTTCCACAGCCATCCACCCGATTGATTCAAAATCCAGACCAAGTTTTTTTGAAAGGGCATCCATGCCTTTTCTTCCGTCCACTTTAGTCAGGAATTTTTTAATTAAAAGTGTCTGCTCGTCAATTTCGGCCTGTTCCGGCTTAGTAAAATTCTTTACCCCTGTTATAAAACCATCAGAAGGTTTTAATTCATAGCCTTTTGCAGTTATATCCGTGGCTTTTGTTTCACAACACCTAAAATGGGCAGCATTCAGGGTCAGCAATAATGCTAACTGACTAGGCTCGTAAGGAGGCTGGATGATGTCATTGTCCGCGCCATTGGTATCTGCTTCCTGCAGCCCCTTGGCTTCGCCTCTATTTTTTGCTTTTTTATCTTTAGGCTTTTTAAGTGAGGTATTCATGAGCCGCTTTACAAAATCATTTCTTATGGTATTTCCGTAAATACCATATTTTGAAACATCGACTTCTTCAAGGCCGCCTACATTATTTTCAACGATAAGTACATTACGCACTTTTCTATCTACTATTTTTTTATTCTGTCTTAACATATTAGTTATTTCTCTGACAGGTCTCTATAATTTTGGCCTGATTGCGCCAAATTTCCTGACTGGTTGCTAATGTTTTTGTGTTGTTCTCTATGGCCGCTATGCTTTTTTCATTTGAAATAGCATACTGATTAAATAAAGCCTTCATGTCCTCTCTATGATCTTTTATAAGCATCCGCATATAGTAAAAAAATATTATGACTAAAACCATCATTACGAAAGCAATAGGGGATTGCTGTAGAAGCCTTTCGCCTATTGAAGACTTTTCTAACAGTGCCATAGGTTCCATATTTGCTCCTAGTATTGGTTTAAAAAAGTTGCGTCTTTTTCAAGGTCAAGGTTAGATTTTTTCAGTCCTAAACTCCGCATATAGTCCATCATAGTTAGTAAAAGTGCTTTAGTCTTTGGGTCTATCGAATTAAAATCCAATTTCTCAGAATACTTTATAGAAGGCTCCGAGGACTTCACCATTTTACGCTCCTTGTTGGTATGCTACTACAATCCTTACTGTAGTCGAGGCCCCGGAAGCGACCAGACTAAATACATTTGTTCCTACGTCAAAAGAAAAAGATTCTCCTGCTTTCACAGGAATTGAAGATAATCTATAATCCTGATCCGCTGAATTAGTAACCGCAAGCACTCTGTCGAGTCTCACTTTATTTGTTCCGGCAATGAATGAAGTAA